GACCACCAGGCCCTGGTTCATCAAGACGACCTCGTCATACTGCGTGCAGCGGAACGCCAACTGGTCGCGCAAACGCTGGTTCTCAACCTCAAGGTCGTGCACCTTGTGCTTCAGATGGTCAATCTGTGTAGTGGCGATCTCCATTGTGCGGGTCGCCTCGGCAAGCTGTCGAAGCAAGTGTTCCATGTAGTCAATTCCTTTCACTAAGTCGGTCCTTGATGATCTGAATGTCTCGAGGTCGCCAAATGTGGACCTCTTGGCCGGCCTCGCGTAGTGCGGCGATCCAGGCATCCTGGCCTGGGCTGGTGCGGCCGATCGCCGACTTGAGCTCCACAAAGATCGTGTGGTGGCCCTTGACCAGCACCAAGTCGGGAAAGCCTGCGTTCCCTTGAATCGGTGTAGCCCATCGGCCGGACGGCATTTGGGCCGGGCGTGTGTGGTGGACGAGCCAGCCGTACAAACGGGCCAGTTCAACCACGGCGTTTTGCAGGGCTTTCTCGTTGATCTTGAATACCTTGCCGATGTCATCGTTGGGCATTGAGTTCCTCCAGGTCGATCAGAAGTCGCCACGGTAGGACCCAGGCGTTCCAGGTGTGGTGAAACGTCCCGTAGTCAACGATGAAGCCGAGGTTGGTGTACCCGACCAGGCGTACAAGGTTGTTTGTCGGGCTGGCCCAAGCCAGGACGTAGATGCGGTCGGGGCCGTACTTGTTCTGCGCCGACGCTTTCACGGTCATGTCCAGGCCGCCCGATTGAAGGCGTCGGGTGCGAACCTCGCAGTTCCCGACGTCGTAGCCCTGCTCGTCGTAGTCGGCGCCCTTCGATGCGACCCACGGCAGGCCGGACCATTTGGCGAACGCCATTTCGCCCATGACGCCGATCATGTCGTTGTCGATCGACTGGTTGGCGGGGCCGTTGCTAATGGCGCCTCGAGCGCGAATCGCCGCCTGCCGGGCCTCGGCCTCGGATCGGGCCGTAGCCATTTCGCCGGGTGTCAGGCCGATGACCTTGGTGCGCGGTAGCGGGAGGATGGTGCCCATCAGAACGGGTCCTCCGGTGCCTCGCGCATTTCGTCAAGTGCCTGTTGGGCTTGCTTGAGCGTGTCGATCAGGCCGGACGCTTCCCGCTTGTTCCGCGGGGTCGGGCCGGTGTACTTCAACGCTTGGAGCATTCGGAGTTGGGCCTGTGACGGGCCGTCGCCGGATTGTGGGACAGCGGAGCCCACCGGGGCTCTGCGTGGATCTGACGGGCTTACAGGTGCCTCTCCGTCGGTTCTGCGGGCCTGCACCTCGTTCGCTGATGCGATCGACGATTGGATGCCGATGCCCATGTAGCCAAGAGCGCGGCCAAGGGCCGACGTAAAGCCGACCATCAGCTCGCTATTCCGCGTGTACGGGGTCACGCCGGGCAGTGGTTCCCAAGCCGACGCGATCGACGGGATCGGGTCGTCGGCCGACCGCCAAGCGGTGACGGTGCAGACGAGGTAGAGCTTGTCGCCGACCTCGAGCAGTTCGCGCCCTGTTTCCTGCACCCGTAGGTCAGGCCATTTATCGAGGGCAAGTTTCAGTCGCGTGGCGACATCCACATAGTTGGATAGGTCCATTGGTTTCCTCCTGTCGGTGAGGTGTTACTGGCTGTTTATCACACGGGTGCGCGCAAGTTTCCATCTTTCCGTTTCTGTTGTTCCGCCGTAAATGCCTGGAAGCATGATGTACCGGCCGCGTACGAACGTGAGGGCGTACTCAAGGCAATCGGTTTGGACGGGGCAAGTGGCACAGATCGCTTTCGCCTGCTTGATCTGTTGGGCCATGCGTGGGCCCGGTAGCGGAAAGAAAGTCTCAATCGGGAGGTCGAGGCAGGCGGCTCGGTCCTGCCAGGTCAGGCTCCGCTGTACGTGGTCCACGGCAGGAATCCGTCACCATTTTGATCGAGGCTGTACAGGTAGATCGCCAAGGCGGCGCGGAGATTGGTGGCCGGGTCGAACAAGCTGTCGCAATCGACGACCAGGCCGCGGTCCTGTAGCCAGCCGGCCTGGCTGTACTTGGACGGGTTGCACCAGTAACGGTTGATTTGCATCAGGCCGTGGTCGGGGCCGGAGTCGGCGGTCGGCGTGCACCTTGACTCGCGCCACATGATCGTCAGGCCGGTGGCGAGGATGTCGGGGTCGCGGGGCCAGCCTGCCTCGAGCATGGTTGCTAGCCATTCGTAGCAAACGTGGTCGGCCGGGACCCCGATGTATGCGGTGGTGGTCGGGGCGGGCACGGTCGTCGTCGTGGACGTTGTTGAGGTGGTTGAGCTGGTGGTGCTCGGTGGCCGGGTGATGACGACCGTGTTTGGCGCGATCACGGCTGTCTCGAGCTGTGGGTCGGGGCCGGTGTCCCATAACGCGCCGATGGCTAAGCCGGAAATGGCGAGGCCAAGGGCCAAGCGGTTGAGGTTCATTGTTGCTCCTGTCTGTCGGGTCCAGGTGTGGGCCTGGGTTTACCGAATCAGTCGGGCAGTGTCAATCTTTGGCTTTCTTGCCAATGATCGGCTGGACGGGCTGGCCTTGCTTGGCGGCGATGCCGTTGCCGATCGCGTAACCGATAATCGCGCTGACGAGGCCGATACCGGCGTCCTGGCTGATCGAGTCGGTGACCATGAGAATCGTGATGCAGATCAGGCCGACCAGGGCGATCAATGCTTTCGATGGGTTAGTAATGTTCACTTGGGCTCCAGGGCTTTCGCAATGTCATCGAGGATTGCGGTGAACGTGGCGTCCACCCTGTCGGGGCTGGATGCCATGGTAGGGCTTATCTCGTAGTGAGTCCACTGGCCTCCGGTGCCGATGGTCGGCTTGCTGTAGACACGCCAGCCGGAGTTCTTACCTCCCACGTCGCGGTTGCATCGGTACGCGGCGCCGAAACCGCGAGTAGCGATCCAGTAGCCCTTGTAGTCGTGGATCGCTTCAACCTCAAGCCTGTCTCGGAAACCGTAGAGGAAGTCGATCGCTTCCTTGATCTGCTTGGGCGTTCCGCCAAGGTCGCAGGCGCGCCCGGTCGCATGGACCGACAGGCCGGTTCCGCCGCGCACGGGTCGGTTGGCGTAAATGCCGAGCGACTTCATGCCGAACAAGAACACCATGAGGTCTTGGAACCGTTTGGTGCCTGCTCGAGCACCCTTGGAAGGGTCGGTGGCGCCGGTGTAGGGCCTCACGAAGCCTCATTGGGATCTGACACCATGTCCAGCAGATTGCCCGAGATGATCTGAATGTTGCCGAATACTTCGACTTCCTCGCCGAGTATTTCGACAATGGTTGGTTCGTCAAATTGGCCTTCGAAAAGGATTTCGGGTTCCATCAAATTCCCTCCTGATAGTGCTCGTCAACTTCGGCCGCCGACAAGGTCCGGTCGTAGTAGGCCGGTGCAGCGATTCTCCCAGTAAAAATTTGTGAGCCTGCGTTGGCCGCCAAAAACAAACGTCGGTTGCTGGTGTTATTGACACGCGTTGAGCTGCTTGATGCTCGTTCGACACCGTCAACGTAGAGCCGAACGGCACCACCTGACGTTGCTGTGACGGCGACGTGGTGCCATGAGTCGTTATTCCAACTGCCGTCATGGTTGAGGGTCAGGTAGGTGTCGTTGTTGAGACGAACTTGAACGCTAATCCGACCTGCTACCCCGAAATTACTGAGAATTATGAACAGCGACCCGTTATCGCCGCTCAACTGGCGGATTGAGTAAACAGCTCGGAGTGTGGTTCCGGTGTCGTTGTATTTAAACCAACAATCGCCGGACCAATTTGAATTTGCGTTGACATTGAAATCCGCGGTTTCGTTTGTTTGCATGTATTCGGACGAAGCGGTTTCGAACAATACTGCTTTCGGTATTGATGAGGATGGGCCGGTTTGATCCAAGGTCGGCGTGTTGAAGTAGGTTCCGTCTTCATCATTGACGCCATAATCGAAACAAGTGCTACCCGATGTTTCGTCCATCTTGTAATAGCTTTTGGCTCCGTCCTCCTCGATGAGTTCCCAATAACTCTTCGCAGATGGGTTGCCTGCAACGGCGGCTCGAGCCACGATCATGCGACTAGGTTCCCGTATGCGACCCATTCGTCGGTGCCGATTTTCAGAAGTCCGGCGATGCCGTACTGGCCCTGAATCTTGAGTTTTGTTCCTTGGCTACGGATCGTCACACCGCTCGTGGCAACAAGCGTGGTTTGACCTGCGCCGGACTGGTACACGAGGATTTGGGTGCCAATTGGGAATGCGACCGAGCTGTTCAACGGGACAGTCAGGTCGTTGGCCGATGCGACATTCATGTTGATGACCTGTGCCGCATCGGTCAGGACGAGCGTGTAACTGGCGGTTTTGGCTGTTTGAACGACCGCGATTGCCAGGTCATTGACGCCTTCGGTAATTGAGTTGACGTTCGCGGCGGTAAGTACGTCACCGTCGACGTACGCCTCGGAAAGCGGGTAGGTAGCCATGGATGTCTCCTAGAGGGTGTTGGTGCCGAGAATACCGAATTCGGTGCTCCCGAGGATGAAAGCGGTGGATAATGGGTAGGCGGTGCTGAATGTGGTGATCCAGCGGTCGGGTGTGATGTCGTGGCTGTGGCCCTGGATGGTCAGGCGCAGGGTGATGTCGGAGCCGTTAGCCATGGTTTTGGTGACGATGATCGGGTCGCCGATCTCGAGGGCAAGTGCGGGTTCGACGCGGTTGGTGTCAGAGCTGATGTCAAGCGTCAGGCTGTCAATCCGAACTCGGATTTGTTTGCGATAGTTGAGGATTTGGGTGGCGCGTTGTAGGGCGAGAGTGTTGGTTTCCATCATTAGGCCGGATCGGCTGTATGATCTTAGGAAGTATTCGGTAATAGATGCGGCGTCGCTGGCGGTTTGGGCTGATCCGCCAAGTCGGGTGAGGGTGACTTCGTTGGCTAGTTCTGTTTCGTCGTAGCTGATGTCGATGTTTTGATATTGAATGTTTGTGCCGTTGTCGTCGAATTCGTAGGCGGTGCCGGATGCCAACTGTGAAAGCGTGTTTCGGCTGTAGTAGGTGGGTTTGCCGGTGTGGTCAATGAAGAATGCGCCCAGGTCGCTGTTTTCGATTGTTTGGATTGCTTCAAGGACGGAGCGTTCGTCGCCTGGGTCGCCCTCGAGCTCGGTGTCGCCAGTATCAATGTTTCGGACGGACGCAGGCCAATCAATCTCGTCAAGGATCAGGTTGATTCGTTCGCCGGGTAGATCTTTGTTAGCGGCTCCGGTGACGTTGGTGATGTTGGCTAGGGCCAGTAGTCGGAAAGCGTCAACGGCGCGGATGGTGACGAGCGCGTAGTCAACGGATGCGTCAGCCCATTCGTAGTCCCATGACCAAATGTATCCGGCGTAAAGTGGGTAGGTGGTGGCCTGGTAGGTTGTGTAGACCTGGACCTGACGCATTGGTTTGATTTCGGGGTAGTAGGGCGAGCTGGTGTTGGCGGGGTTCCAGTCGCCGGTGAAGTCTTGAAATTGGATGACCGCTTCGGACGGTAGGTATTCCTCAAACATTCGGTCGCGGCCGTGACGCAGGCTGATTTGGGTGACGAGATTGGATACGTCGACCTCGAGCACGTTTGACGGAGCGAGGACGTTTGTGCCAAGGATGCCGTTGAGTGGATCGCCGAGGATGAACGGGTCGCCAAATGACGCTCCGGTGCCGAGCCGGATTTGGACGACGGGTTGGCAGGGCAGGGTCATCGGTTGGTGTAGACGAGGCCGGCGCCGTTGCGCTGGGCGTTGACGAGGCCCTTACGGACCGTTTCCACTAAGTCGTTCTCGGCAATCACTGATCCGGCCACGTTGATGTTGATTCCGTAGGCTCCGGCGATCGGGCGTGACGGCAATTTGGCTGGTGGTCGAATTTGTGGCGGCCGAGTTTCTGATGGTGTTTGCCCGGCCGGGACCGGGATACCGCCGACGGTGCCGGTGATTGGTGCGTTCGCGCCGCGACGGATGTTCTCGAGCAGGGCGATCGCTTCGTCAAATGCGCCACGGTTCAGAAGGCCGACGATTTGTGTTTGGACGTTGGGCGGGATGTTGCCGAGCGATTGCACGTAGTCATAAATGTCGCCGGTGAGATCGTTTACGGCGCCTTGGGCGCGGCGGGCGTCTTCGGCCGTACCTGAAACAAGCGCCTCATACGATGTTTTGTTGACGTCGTCCAGGGCGTCAAGTACGTCGTTCCACGCTTCTTGTTCGGACAGTGAGCCGAGTAGTTCTTGCCAGGCTTCGTCGGCCTCCTCCGTCGCGACCGTCGTGTCGTGCAGGGCAGTAGCGAGCCGTTCAGCAGCTCGACGTGAGCTGTAGTAGGCGCTCCACGATTCCTTGAGGTGCGTGTTGAGTTCCTGTTGGGTTTTCGCCATGTCGACCAGGTTTTCCAGGCCGCGGCCACCGATACCGGACATGAAATCTTGGATAGCACCGGCTGTTTTTTGAACGGTCGTGATGACGGTGTTGAGTACGCCAAGAAGGTCGGCCAGGACGGGCAGGAGCGCGCCGCCGAGGGTCATGGCAAGATCGCCGCCCTTGTCGGTCAATTGGTCAAGCGAGTCACGAAATTGGCGGGCCCGCTCGAGTTCCTCTTGGTTGATGACCTTGGCGTCGGAAACGCTGGCGAGGCTGTCCTCGAGGCGGTTTGAGCCTTGGGCGATCAGTTCGCTCATTTCCTGCCAGCCCTTGCCCAACGTCTTTGAGGCGAGTTCGGCGCGCTTAGCGGGGTCCTCAATGCGTCGGAGCGCTTCGACGGTGTTGAGGAATGTCTTGTTGACATCGACGGCGCCGGCCGACGTGTACGCGACCTCGGCGCCCAGTTCCTTGAATTCGTTAGAGCCTGTCGCGATCGCCTTGTTCAGCTTGTCCATGGCCTTCTGCACCGTGGACGCCTCGACTCCGATGTCGCCCGCAACCTCGGTCCAACGGGAGGCTTCCTCGACGGACAGGCCGGTCGCTTCGGCGAACTTGCCTGCGGCCAGTGCTGTCTCGTTGAACGCCATGACGGACTTGGCGGCGAATGCGGCAAGAGCCGCGCCACCCGCGGCCGCGAATCCAACCGCGTTCGCCTTGACGGCATCGAGGGCGGCAGCTCCTCCGGCCTTGAATTTGCCCATGACACCATCGGCCTGGGAAACCTGGGTCTTGAAATTATTGAACGCGCCCTGGGCCGACTTGAGGCCTGCGTCCGAGAACTCAGTGATGATGGGAATGTTGATTGCCATGTCAGCCGGTCCTGTAAGTGTTCTTGAGTTCGCGATTCATAATGTCCTCGACGCGGTGAATGATGGGCATCATGTTGCGTTGGAGCTCGTCTAGTTGGCCTTCGGCGGTGGCCCACATGAAACGGGAGGGTGCGCCCAAGCGGCTGGTGAGGGCCCGCGAAAAGTTGGGGCGCTGGCGGGTTAGTGGTGCTTGAGATTGGGTGCCGCCTGCTCGGCCAGCCATGTCGACGATCGCGGTTGGCGCGTCCTTGGTGGTGACTCGCACGACATTAGTAACAGTGCGGCCGGGCCGGTCGACGTATTTGCGGGGCTTACGGGTGTCGAGCTTGACGGCGACTTTCTTGCGGTTAGCCCAGCCGGTTCGGCCGTTGTGATCCATGCCGGACAGCGGTGCGCCGCCTGGAATTGCCTGATTGATTGCGTCAGCCAAGGGTTGGACGACGTTGCGGATCTCCTTGCGGATTTCCTTGGACAGTTCCTTGTCCAGTTTGTTGAGGTCGCGGAGCGTTTCCTTGAGGCCAACTACTTGGGCTTTCATGGTGCTCCTTCCTGTGCTGATTCGATCAGGAGCCGGACCATCTCGTCAACGATGATGCTAGGGCATTCCATTAGGTCAAGTGGGCTGATGCCGGTCCTAATGGCGAGCTGTGCGATCAGGTTGACGTGGTAGTGCGCTGCTCCTTCTGTTCTTTTGGGACCCAGTTGATCTCCTTCACCGTGTCGATGAACTGGGGCCACGCTTTCACGGTGATGTTTGAGGACTTGAGGGCTTCGTAGGCCAGTCGGCAGAACGGCTTGAATTTTACGTCCTCGAGAAATGCCTTTGGTGAGAGGCCGGGGTTAGCGTCCTCCCACCTGCAGGCGACTCCGTAGGTGATGGGTACGACGTGTTCGGCGTCGTCCATCATCGTGATTTGCAGGTCCATTCCAATCATGTCGGGCTCCTAATTGGGTGTTGGGTTAGATCAGGGTGCGGTGACGTCGCGTGCCCAGGTGCCGCCAACGAAGTTGACGTTCACCATGGAGAGCTCGCCGACGGTGCCGACGATCGGGGTGAAGTTCGCGAGGAATGCGCCGGTGATCGTGTATTCGGGGTTGGTGGCCGATTCGGTGGTGCCGTTGGGCGAGATGACGAGCGTGACAGCGTCGTCGCCGACGATGTCCTCCAGCGTGGCTTCGACCTCGGAAGCACCGTAGCTGTTGAACATTTCGAGGGTCACGTCGACGGACTGGAGGCCCTTCGTGTAGGCGCGACCCGTTGCGCCCATGGCGGTGACCTCGAGCTGGTCGTAGCCGATGGTGAGGGTGACGGATCGCACCTGGTCCGATACGTCAACGGCGCCGATGGCGACGGAAGCGTTGGACAGGACGACTGTGGTGGTAGCCAAGGTTTTCTCCTAGTGGGTGTGGGCGCCGTAGCGCGAGGTGAGGTCGTAGGCGGGCAGTTCTTGGGTTCCGATCTGTGCCAACGATGGGTTTCCGGCGACGATCGCGAGCGATCGGCGTTGGATGAGAATGTCGACCGCCGTGAAAATCCAGTCGAGCGCGTCAAGGTTGCCTGGCGGTGCGCCGAGCACTCGGAGCGTCCAGGTCAGATCAAGCACTTTGGGGGTGACGGCGGTGATGGTCGGGAGCTCAACGAACACGGTCAGTGGACGGGCGTTTCGCGGGTCGGTGACTGGGACGTAGCCGGCCGCGGTAATTTCGGCCGTGAGAGCGTTTCTGACGTCGTTGAGAGGGCCGACGGCGGTCATTAGGCCACCTGGCTACGGTTGACACCCAAAAGTTTGTGGATGTCGCCCATGGACATGGCGGGCTGGGTGGTGTCCATCACGTCGAATGATTGGAAGCCGTCGATTGAGCCTCGGCGCCGGTACATGGATGCGGCGAATAGGGTGGTGCCGAGTGTGACGTCACTGCCGGGGCTGGTGGCGAGGCTGTCGCGGTAACCGGCTTCCTGTCGTTTCCGGTAGGCCCAAGCGTTTGCGGCGCTGACGCAGGTAGTGATGAACGCGGTGTCGTTCGCCGACGCGGTCGCGATGCCGAGAAATTCGGTTACGTTGCTTGAGGTGATCCACGTGCACGTCGGCGACCAGATGAGTGTGCCGAACGGGTCGACTGCGTAGCGTTCTACGTCGTCGCCCGCGTCGATCACGAGCAACTGGTTGAGGATGATTTGGTCGTAGTCGTAGTGAAAGTCGCCTTGGTCGTCGACTTCAATGAGCAGAGCCGTGGGAACGGCCACGACGGTGTAGGTGCCGTCGAAGCCGTTCCCGACGCCTGCAACGGTCACGGATTGCCCGACAGTGACATCCGTGGCGGTGAGGGTCTGAACTACGGCAACGCCTTCCAGCCTCATGGCGTGGG